TTTGGCCATCAACTTGGAAATATAAAGATATCAATGAGTCAGTAGTAGATGGGGTGGATCTCTCAGAGGTGGTGACTCTGCTAAATACCTGCACCCACCAAGGGTTAGCTCTCAATTTGGCTCTGCGTGACTGGAAGAAATGCTGACAGAGATGGAGGATTTTTGTGTCTAACGTGAAACTTATTTCATATACCCAGCCGGTTCAGGAGATCGCAGATCAAGGAGTGACCAACTTACTAGAGCTGGTCGCTTTCTGTGCGCGAGTATCTAATCCAAGCAATCAATTTAATAGTGAGTCGGCCGAGAAGCTTGTCAATTATCTGGTAAAGCATAAGCACTGGTCACCTCTTGAGATGGTTGATGCTACTCTTGAGATTGTGACCACACGCGATATTACTCACCAGATTATTCGACATCGGTCATTCTCATTTCAAGAGTTTAGTCAGCGATATGCAGATCCAACTAAAGATATGCAGTTTGTGACTCGCGAGGCTCGACTGCAGGATAATAAGAACCGTCAGAATAGTATTGAAGTTGAAGATAATCTATTACAGAATGAGTGGTACCGCTCGCAGCAGCGGGCTATCTTTGCTGCGGAAAGAGAGTACAAGTGGGCGATTGCTAACGGTATCGCCAAAGAGCAAGCGAGAGCTGTGCTGCCTGAAGGCCTCACAGAGTCACGTATCTATATGAAAGGCTCTATTCGGTCTTGGGTTCACTACATTGAAGTTCGCACGGATCCTACTACTCAGAAGGAACACCGTGAGGTCGCGTTGCAATGTGCCAGAGAGATCGCTAAAGTATTTCCTAATATCTCAAACATTTAATTTGGAGGCACGGATGTTACTAGACCATCTAGGCATTACTATTGATACTTCGCGGGATGAAAGTCTATCTGAATTTTCGCTTGCATTGCTTAAAGATTATTATTGCCGTGCCGATGAGGACACACCGCAGAAATCTTTTGCGCGTGCATCTGTTGCCTTCTCTGGTGGAGACATGGGCCTAGCACAACGCATCTATAATGCGGTGTCTAAGGGCTGGTTCATGTTCGCATCACCAGTGCTGTCTAATGCTGCACTGCCTGGTGAAAAGGTTAAGTCACTACCAATCTCATGTTTTCTAGCATATGTGCCAGATTCATTGAAGGGTCTAATTGATCATACAGCGGAACTGCGCTGGCTATCCGTCAAGGGTGGCGGCGTCGGCGGTCACTGGTCATCTGTGCGTTCTGTGTCAAATGTTGCGCCCGGACCGATTCCATTTCTGCATACGGTCGACTCAGATATGACTGCTTATCGTCAAGGTAAGACACGCAAGGGTTCTTATGCTGCTTATCTTGATGTATCGCATCCAGATATTATGGAATTTCTGACGATTCGTGTACCAACTGGCGATGTAAATCGTAAGTGTCTTAACCTACATCATGCTGTCAATATCACGAATGAGTTTATGCGCGCTGTTGAAAGCGATGGTGTCTGGTATCTACGTGATCCTAATGATCAATCTGTGCGTGAAACAATTCGGGCCCGCAAGCTATGGGAGACTATTCTCGAGATTCGCTATCGCACTGGTGAGCCGTATCTAAACTTCATCGATCATGCCAATGATGCACTACCAAATGCTCTAAAGGAGCGCGGCCTGAAGATCCATGGATCAAACCTGTGCAATGAGATCCATCTTCCGACCAATGAGGAAAGAACGGCTGTATGTTGCCTATCTTCGTTAAACCTAGAGAAGTACAACGAGTGGAAGAATAGCAATTTAGTCAGAGACCTGATTCGGATGCTGGACAATGTTCTTCAAGTATTCATCGACAATGCGGGGGACGAGATTTCGCGTGCGCGTTTTTCAGCGCAACGCGAGAGGTCGCTTGGTCTTGGCGCGATGGGGCTGCATTCATATTATCAGCAATGTGGAATTCCGTTTGCAAGCGAAGAAGCTAGACGAATAAACAAAGAAATTTTCTCGGATATTCATGTCAAGGCTCGCGAGGAATCACGTTTACTTGCACGCTTACGCGGTGAAGCACCTGATATGGAAGGCACAGGTATGCGTAATGCACACCTGATCGCAATTGCTCCTAATGCGAATAGCTCTATCATTCACGGATGCTCACCATCTATCGAACCTTGGAAGGCAAATGCTTTTACTCATCGCACTCGCGCTGGCTCTCACCTGGTCAAAAATGAATACTTGAAAAATCATCTTGCATCTATTGGTAAAGATACGGATGAAGTCTGGTCAAGCATTATCACAAATGGTGGATCCGTCCAGCATCTGGATTTCTTGAGCGCATATCAGAAGCAGGTATTCCAGACTGCAATCGAGATTGATCAGATGGAAATTGTGACACAAGCTGCTTGGCGTCAGAAATGGATTTGTCAAGGTCAGTCTCTCAACCTATTCTTTCCTGCTGGCGCATCTCGCGGCCTATTGCACAAGGTACATCTTGCTGCATGGAAGCTGGGTTGCAAGGGTCTTTATTATCTACGCACAGAATCATCAAACAGAGCCGAGAATGTCTCCAAGAAGGTCGAGCGTGACAAGCTGGTTGACATCTCAGAATTAGAAACAAAGCAAGAGACACAGGAAGAATGTGTCGCATGTCAGGGGTAAGCAATGGATATTCGTATTGTAACTAAGACGGGTTGCCCGTTTTGCGACAAGGCTAAGGAATGGTTGTCTAGACGTGGTTTCTCATATACAGAGGATCGCATGGACAATGAGGAGCTGCGGTATGCTTTTTATCAGCAGCACAAGGTGAATACCGTGCCTCAAGTTTTCATCGATGGTAAACGCATCGGTGGATATACTGAGCTTATTGCATATGGTGATAAGATGATCAAGCAGGAGCGCGGCGGCCTGCTTGAGTTCTCAAAGGTATATAAGCCGTTTCAATATCCTTGGGCCGTGGAGATTACGCAGCGCCATGAGAAAGCACACTGGATTGAAGATGAAATCGATCTTGGTGAAGATGTTACAGATTGGAAGTCGGGTAAGATGTCTACTACCGACAAGGATTTTATCACACAAATCTTGCGACTTTTTACACAGTCAGATGTCGCGGTCGGCAAGAACTATTATGACTTGTTCGTGCCCAACTTTAAGAATAATGAAGTGCGAAACATGCTCGGCTCTTTCGCCGCACGTGAAGGCGTACACCAGCGTGCTTATGCACTTCTGAATGATACGCTCGGTTTACCTGATGAGGAATATACTGCATTTCTTGAATACAAAGAGATGGCGGATAAGATCGACTTTATGACTGAGGCCGACACGACTACAAAACGCGGCGTGGGTCTTGCACTTGCGAAGTCTGTGTTCAATGAAGGTGTGGCTTTATTTGCAAGCTTTGTCATGCTTCTATCTTTCCAGCGGTTTGGTAAGATGAAAGGTATGGGTAAGGTTGTCGAGTGGTCGATTCGCGATGAAAGTATTCATGTGGAAGGCAATGCATTCCTCTTCCGCACATTCTGTGCAGAGCATCCGCGCATCGTCGATGATGCATTCAAGCAGGAAATCTATGAGATGGCTCGTCAGGCCGTAAAGCTTGAAGATAAGTTTGTGGATCTAGCTTACAAAATGGGTGATATTCACGGTCTAACCGACGAAGAAGTAAAGACATACATCCGCTATATAACCGACAGACGACTTCTGCAACTCGGTCTAAAGCCTAATTTTAAAGTGAAGGATAACCCACTGCCTTGGCTTGAGTGGGTCCTGAATGGTGCTGATCATACTAACTTCTTTGAGAACCGGGTCACCGAATATGAGGTTGCTGGACTAAATGGTTCTTGGGAGGAGGCTTATTCAGATGGCGGACAAAAAAGCTAAGTTAGAATATGAGGAAGAAGATGAGTTTACGTGTAATTCGTGTGATGCTGAATTTATCATTATCTATTACTCTGATCAAGATGGTGTAATTTATTCACCAGAGTTTTGCCCATTTTGTGGCGAAGCTCTGGACATTGACAAAGATGATGAAGATGAGGAATACATAGACGAGGACTAAGGAGCTTCGTCTATGTCAGATTATGAAAATACGTGGGTATTTGACGGTCAACCTTTTACAAGCAAAGACATCGGCAAATCCTACGGGTTCGTTTACCTGATCACGGATAGAATAACAGGTAAAATGTATATTGGTCGCAAATATTTTTGGTCAATGCGTAAGAAGAAAGGTGCAACCAAGCGCAAGCGCGAGGAGAGCGACTGGAAATCTTACTATGGGTCTGGTGATGAGATAAAAGCATTGGTGAAAGAATTTGGGCAAAATAGGTTCAATCGCCAAATTTTATCTGTACATTCGACCCGAGGTGATGTAAATTACTCTGAGGTCAGAGAACAATTTCGACGTGACGTGCTAGAAAAGGATGAATATATTAATGCAAACATCAATGGAAAGTGGTTCAGAAAACCACAACACATCATCGCAGGAAGGCGTATTGCCTCCTCATCTGGGTGGCCATCTCAATCGAACTCATCTTGATCCTGGCACTCTAGTTTATCTCAAGCAAAAGTTTAATATTGAAACCATGCTTGATGTGGGTTGCGGCCCAGCGGGTATGGTTGAGATGGCCGAGTCAATTGGTATTAGTGCTTGGGGTATTGATGGTGATCCGTATGTTGAGCGCAAGACTAATAAGGTCACAATCCACGATTATACGAAAGGATTTGTGCCAACAGCATCTTTACCGACAAGCTCATTTGATCTAGCATGGTCTGTGGAATTTCTTGAACATGTCGAAGAAAAATATCTACCTCTCTATATGCATAGCTTTGGTCTATGCAAATACGTAGTCTGCACAGCTGCTCCTCCTGGTTGGCCCGGCCATCATCACGTCAATTGTCGGTCAATTGATTACTGGATCGGTGCTTTTGCTGCAAATGGTTTTGAATATGATGCGATAGAAAGCGGCCAGGTGCGAGCGCATTCGACAATGACAAAAGGTTTCATGGGTCGCACTGGTATGTTTTTCAAAAAGAGGAAGCCTTGGTATGCATGACCCCATAAGAATGTTCATCGGCACTTCATCTAACGGTGAAGATGCTGTCGCTGAAATGACGTATGAATATTCGCTTCGCAGCAATAGCTCACGATCTCTTGATATCACATGGATGCGACAGACTCTTGATAAAGAAAGTCCATGGGGCGGATGGGAGACGCAAGAGTGGTCGACACCATTTAGCGGCTTTCGCTGGGCTATTCCAGAAGTTTGCGAGTTCAAGGGTCGTGCAATCTATACAGATGTTGATATGATCAACATGCGTGACATCTCAGAGCTAGTTGATATGGATCTAAACGGTAAGCCAATGGCTGCGCGCAAAGGTGTGCGATTTGGTGGTCATGAGTTTTGCGTAATTGTATTTGATTGCGAGAAGATGCAAGAATATCTAATGCCTATTTCGCGCATGAAAATCAATCCATCCTTGCATCACAGACTTATTCGTTTCTTTAGTGGTAATGAAAAGCTTGTGCAGGAACTCGATATGCGCTGGAATTGTCATGATGGTGAAGGACTAAAGCCAGATGAGATTTGGCATCTACATTTCACCAAGATGGCTACGCAACCTTGGAAGCCAAAGTGGTTCACAGGCATGACCGAAGAACATCCACGCCCAGACCTTGTGCGCGTATGGGAAGGATTGAGAGATTCAGCAAAGGCCAATGGTTACTCGGTGCAGATACCGAATACACCGATTGTGCCATATAGGATTATAGGAAGATGACAGACGTTTATGAGAATCCAATAGGGATCTTCGTGTTCGCATCATGCGATATGAGTTATCTGGATTCTCATGCTTCAGCATTTGTCGCATCAAATGCGATAGCAGGTAATTCAATTCATATTCATCTGATGGAGCAACCAGGATTTAGAGCCACAAGTCTATCAAAGCTTGTCTCATTGAGGATTCGATATAATGCGTTGGCCAAAGGCACACGCATGACATTCTCAATTGAGACATTACAAGTACCAAAAGGCGTCAATAGTGAGACATTACGTACATATTATGCAAGCAATCGATTTCTAGTTGCGCCTCGTCTGCTATCTTGTGGTGGTACTATGTACCTGTCGGATATCGATTCTATCTTTCTAGCAAAGGTAGAAAAGCTCGATGCAGATGTTGGATTATTTTTACGGGAATCACTACCTGGTACTGTCGGTTGGGAAGCTCTTGGCACAAAGGTTGCGGCCGGACTAGTTTATTATTCAGGTAATGAAAATTCTCGCGAATTTGCAACAAGGGTCGCGAATAACTTGAATACAAATGGTCTAGTTTGGTTTACAGATCAAGTATCGCTACATCAAGCTTATACGGCCTATGAGAAAAAAATGAAATTTCATACATTTGACATGTCTGTGATGGATTGGGAATTTCGTGATGGGTCACCAATCTGGACTGGTAAGGGTATACGCAAGGATCTAGATAAGAGATATCTTGCTAAGAAGATGGAGATGGAGTCTAGACTTCCATCTGTGAGAGGAGCATTTTGGAGATGAAAAAGGTATTATTTCTAGCCCCACGGCTTGATGTAATGTTTAAGGAAGGTCCAGTTCCAGCAGAACGCGGTGCAATTCCTGCTGTGCGTATGCCATGGCACAATCTAAGAACTATGGTATGTGAAGAACATCGTCGGCGCGGTGATGATGTGCGAGTGCTAGAGCTACCACTCTGGCAATTTACACCTCAGATAGTACAGGCCATTGCACCTGATATTGCGTATATTCCGCATAAGATGGTTGACAATTTCCCTGTACCTAATG